CGATAAAATGTAGTGAAATCAAGTACATGGCTCCGACGGTAGGGGTCGAACCTACGACCAATTGATTAGTGGCAAACCTATATAAATCAATGACTTACAGGACATATTTAAAAATACCTGCTAACTTAAGTGTTGTTAGGTGCGGTTAGTTAATTGTTACCCTATACGATAACTAACTGTTGACAGATTTTCAAAAGTGGATAAGCTGACGCTGTTCCCGTGGGGGGACAGAACCCTAGAAGTAGATATATGACATATGCAGAGCAACTAGAAGTAATACAATCTATACCTTTACGCGAAGGTGATAGAAAAGTAATACAATGCCCCTTCTGCTATGGAGAAAAGAAATTAGCATTATCTAAATCTGATGGTAAACTTATGTGGAATTGTTATAGAGCAAGTTGTAATGCCAAAGGTATACATAGTGGTAGAAGAAACTTACAGTCAGCTAAGAATTATTTAAATAATAAAACTATTGTACGTGAGAAGTACATAAGACCCCTACCCTCTATCACAACTTCTATTTATAATCATCAACCGGCAATAGATTACTTAAAATCAGTCAACAGCCTGGAAGCATATAAAAGTGGATATATTAAAATACGATATGACCCTTCAGAGGATCGTGTATTATTTTATTCAGATGCAGGGGCTGTTGGTAGAAGTTTAAACAATAATAATATTAAGTGGATGTCTTACGGGAATACCTCTAAAGGTATTCACGTTGGTACTGGAGAACAGGCTGTACTCGTAGAAGACGTTCCCAGTGCTTGTTCTGTTAGTCGTATAGACGGAGTTGTTGGGATAGCTTTATTAGGTACTACATTAACCCAATCTATTAAAAGTTCCTTAGATAAATATAATGCCACTTACTTAGTGCTTGACAAAGATGCATCAGTTAAGGCTATAATGATGAAACGGAGAGTTTGTTCTGGTTTAAAAGTAAGATTAACTGAAGCAGACTTAAAACACTTAACTGTTAACCAAATACAGTTTTTATTATTTGGTATGTAGAACGCCGCGACTATAGGTCGGTAGGAAGGTATTATAACGATGATGAATGAAAATAAGATGGCTCGATTCTCTAGTGGATTTTTTGGGGTATTAGTTTCCAGTTGGTGTAATACCACGCGATCTGGTCCAAACTCCTAATAAAATAATTAATATTTAGTTTATTAATAGGAGATAGGTATGGATTGTAGGAAACATATACACATAGATAAATTACCAAAAGAAAGAATGCCAAAGCATCCGATTTGGAAGAAAGTCGAGAGCCTTGGTTTTGCACCTCACGGCTCGCACGGAAAAACGCCCACGAATTTTTGTAATCCCTTTACTGGACCACCTTTTAGCATTTACTTTATTGAATACACTTAGTAGATGCGAGACGATTAGTTTAATCAACTATGATATTACGCATAAATATTAAACTTTCCCTATGGAAGATGGAATTATGACCAAAATTAGAGGTATTATTGTTGTCGATATGGATATCGACGGTGGATTTAAAGAATGTGCTAAGGCTGAAGAGTCTTTAGAAAACATTATGAAAGATTATGTAAAAGGAAATACAGATGTTAAACACTGGCAAGTACAGTGCCGTGAGCGTAGAGGCGATATACCACCTGATATTAGTAAGATGAAGTTTAGATCTAACTAACTGTATTCACTACATATTATATAAGACTTAAAAAAACCTCGCTTTTTAGTGGGGTTTTTTCTTGCTTAATTTTTCTTTCGCATTATACATTGGCATTCTAGGTGCTTAATTAATAGCCATCCTAGTACAACCAGCGGAGAACGTATGTACCAATCAATACTTAAAGAATGCCTACAAAATGAATTCTATAATGTAAATAAATCCAAGTTAAGATCTTCTATATTTGATGATGAATCAAAAGATATTTACGAAACAATCAAAATAATGCACGAGAAGTTTGATCGTGATATAAGTCCCTCAGAATTATTTACTTTTTGGAAGTCCCAAAACCCCACATCTACAGGCTCGTGGACTGAACAAATAGAAGATCTAATTAATAATATTACTACATCAGACTGCTTAAATCATGAGATTGCTGGTGATGTTATATCAAATCTATGGCGTCAACACATTGGTTTAGACATTGCTAATTTAGGAATAAGGATGTCCGAAGGCTCAGTCGAAGCAATGGATGAATTAAATGTTCTACTAGCTAAAGTTGCTGATGGATACACCCCTGATAATTTTGAATCTTCTGTAGTAACTGATGATATCTATGAAATGTTAGCAGCAGTAAGTGATGCAAATAGATTTAAATTCAACATAGAATCTTTAAGTAAACACGTTTACGGAATTGCTCGTGGTGAGTTTGGTGTAATTGCTGCATATTCAAATGTTGGTAAGACTACCTTCGCTGTTAGTCTGTGTGCAGGACCAGGCGGTTTCTGCCAACAAGGTGCTAAGGTTGGATATATTGCAAATGAAGAAATTGGTAAGAAAACAAAGCTGAGAGCAGTTCAAGCATATGCAGGTATGTCAGTAGAACAGATTGAATTTGATCCACCCAAAGCTGCGGCTGTATTTTCTGGTATTAAAGACAAGTTAGTAGTTGTTAATGCTCAGGATTGGGATGTTCAAAAACTCGATGCCTACTTAACAAAAGAAAAATTTGATTTGGTATTTGTTGATATGGCAGACAAAATTACACTGGCTACTAAATTTAATAGTGGTCACGAAAGATTGCGAGAGCTGTACTATCGATTAAGAGAATTAGCCAAGAAACACGAATGTGCATTAATTGGTGTTAGTCAGGCCAGTGCTGATGCAAGAGGGAAAACAAGACTTACACCAGACATGCTCGAAGGTTCTCGCGTAGGTAAAGTATCCGAAGCAGACATCATGATTGGGGTTGGTAAGAAAGATGATCCCAATGATCCAGATGATCCAACACGTTACTTAACTGTAATGAAAAATAAAATCAGTGGGTGGCATGGAACAGTACTATGCAACTTGAATTCTAATACTGCACGTTACGAGGTGTAGCATGAAGATATTGGTATTAGACTTAGAAACATGGTCGTATAGACAATTCACCTAAGAACCCACGCAATAAATGTATTTCGGCCCACTATGGTTGGTTAGGTGAAGAGAGTGTTGATGTAGTTAATAATGATGTGTTTTACCACACACACTATAAAGGTAGTGACACTACTGACAATCTAAAATTACACCTCAAACAAGCTGACATGATGTTGTCTCACAATACTAAGTTTGACGCAGAATGGTTATTAGAAATGGGTTTTGAGCTACCCTTGATTGTGCGTGACACAATGATAATTGAATATTTATTAGCAAAAGGTCAGAGGCGTTCATTAAGTTTAAAAGAAAGTGCAATTAGACGTAAAGTTAAAAGCCTGAAGAAATCAGATCTTATTGACGAAATGTTTAAAGTTGAGAAACTTGATTTCAGCGAAATGCCTTTAGACACAGTCATTGAGTATGCTGAAGCGGATGTCAAAGCATGTGGTGAGTTATACTTAGCTCAACTAAAAATCCTGGAAAGAGAACATAATCTATCTTTAAAGCGGGTCATACCCTTCATGCACGAGATGTTATTATTTCTATGTGAAATTGAAATGAATGGCGTCAAAATAGATTTAGTAGAACTAGACAGGGTTGTGGAAGAGTTTGAAGCTGAAAAACTTTCTTTAGAGAAATCTCTTAACAACATTGTTGAAGACGTAATGGGCGATACACCTATTAACTTAAACAGTGGTGCTGACATGACACGGGTAGTTTACTCCCGTGAAGTTACAAACAGAGATCATCACAGACATGCATTTAACATCGGGACAAATGAGGCAGGTAAATCACTACGCCCACCATTTATGTCTTCAAAGCAATTCTCTGAGGCAGTCAGAGCCACAACACAGATTGTATATAAGACACAAGCAACACAATGCCCTGACTGTGGCGGTGCAGGTTCTATACAAAAATACAAAGTTGTTACTAAAACTAGACTTGGTAAGAAGTATAGGAGCCAAGGAGATCCATACAAAAACCGTACTAAATGCAAAGTTTGCAGCGGTGCGGGTGCTATTTACATAAGCACTGGGGTTACAGCAGGTCTTAGAATGCTTCCAAGCAGTGCATACGATGCCAGTATCAACGGATTTAAAACTGATAAAGTTACAATACAAAACCTCATACAACAGGCTCATACGAAAAATAATACAAAAGCTGTTGAATTTCTTACTAAGATTAGTCGCCTTAATGCAATCAGTACTTACTTAGATAGTTTCTGTGCAGGTATTCGAAGGGGTACACGAGAAACTGGATTTCTACACGCCAACTTTAATCAGTGCATAGCTGCAACAGGTCGCCTGAGTAGTGGTGGTGGAATTACATTGAATTTACAAAATATGCCCAAGCGCGGCTTTCCTGTACGCAAGTGTATTGTAAGTCGATTTGAAAATGGCAAAATAATAGAGTCGGATTATTCAGGTCTTGAATTCAGAACATCAATTGAATTGTCACGAGATGCTCAAGGACTGAGTGACATACTAGAAGGTAAAGATATTCATAGGCAAACAGCCTCAATTATAAATCAATGCGATCCTGAAGATGTATCCAAGGATATGAGACAATCAGCAAAAGCCTTCAGTTTTTTACCACTTTTTGGCGGTACATCGTATGGACATCCACCTCACATAGCTAAGTATTTGGACGAATTTTATGATATATACGAAGGTATATACTCTTGGCATCAGACACTTATGACAGGTACGTTGAAAAACCCTCTGGTCGTCAGTATTACTGGCCTGATGTTATACGCACTAAAAATCAACGTGTTACAAATGCAACGCAGATATTAAATTACCCAGTTCAGGGCTTTAGTGCAGACTTAGTCCAGTTGGCATGTATCAGGGCATTTAAGTTATTTAAACAGTCAAATCTCCGCAGTAAATTAATACTAACTGTACACGATTCAGTTTGTGTTGACGCTCATCCTGATGAAATTGATCAAGTAAATTTAATTCTTACTGAAGCTATGACTAAAGTCGAAAATGATTCTAAAAAATTGTTTAATTACAATATGATAGTACCTTTAGACATAGAAATCTCAGGCGGCATAAATTGGCTTGAACAAGAAGAATTCGCTTGATTAGTACACCTAGTTAAAGTATAATGAAACCTCCCTATTAAGGAAATAACAATGAACGAATTAACAATACAAGAAAATGGATTATCACTAGAAGATATTAGTGCGCAGTTAGGAGCTGCATCAACAAATAAATCAGATTCAGTTATCCCAAGCTTGGGTATAAACTATGATTCTGAGAACGGGCCAATGGGTTGTTTTTATCTAAAATATGGTAAAAGCGGAAACTCTCAGAATAATGTTTACGCAACGGCGGATGGTGTAAAGTTTCGTGCTTTCAGTAATCACATACAATATCAACACTGGTCAGAAACTAATGAATTAGTAAATAAATCACTACTTGTTAAAAATCAACGTGAAGAAGCAAGAGATCAGTTGGGTGGCTTTGAGTGTGGTATTCCAAGTTATGAAGAATCTATTGCGATGTCAAAGGAAGAAAAGGAAAAGTATAAACACATAAGTAAATATCGTGTTGTACGAGGATTAGTTTCTTTTACAGGTAAGACGCCAGATGGTCGTGAGGTTATAGTTGAAAATCAACCGTGTGTTTATTCAAATAGGCGAAAGAACTACGGCCCCTTCTATCACGATGTAATTAAGAAGATGCCCGAAGGTATGAACCTCTGGGACTTTGAAAGTATTTTATCAAAAGATACAATAACTAATAGTTATGGCAAAAAAAATTACATCATGCACTTTGCCCCACAATTTGGCAGCCCTATTCCTATGGATCAACTTACTTATGATAGCCTTGCTTATGTAAGTAACTTGATAAAGGAAGAGAATAAGCGCATTGACGAGATGCATAATGAAGCATTGTCGCAATCTAAAAAAAATATTCGTGCTGAAAAAATCATGGATAGTTTAGAAACTGACTTTGCTTAATGCCTGTCATTACTAACATGAGCAATGAGGTATACCACGCTACTGCTGGTATATCCTCAAGTGCGGTTAAGGCGGTTTATAAAAAATCTTTAGCTCACTGGAAGGGTGAAAAGATAAACCCAAATAATCCAAATTTTGCAATGGGAACTGCTGTTCATGCATTACTCTTGGAGCCTGAGCGCAATCTTGTAGTAAAAGGGCCAAAGACAAAAACTTCTGTTGCCTTCAAGGAGATGAAGGA